AATCGTGCACTTCTTCAATGCCTAGCTCTTTGTAATACTTGACAAACCACTGCATTGCTTGCACAGCTGCAGCGCGTCCTTCTTTGGTGTCCTTAAAGCCAATGTCTGCAGCTCTGCCACTTGCGTGCACACTCATGCCTTGCCCCGATCGCATCTGCCTAACCACCAGGGTGCCTAGGTTTGTAAAGCCCCAACGGCGAGAACAGAGATCAACAAACTTTTCGGTGCCTGCCATTTTGGCGGTGGCTGTTTTGTCGTACCCGGTGTATTTCATGGTGCAGGTGGGTCTTTAGGTCGGTCTTTGAGACCATTACCGGCAAGAACACCGAGCAGTCCACCTGTGAGGGTGGCAAGCATGGGTGACAGTACAGACCATGCAGCGTCATCATTGGGCGAGACCTCAAGCGGTTGTGTCACAAATAGCAATCCGTACAGCAATGCCAAGATGGAAGCAAGAAAGGCAAGTGTTAAACCGATGGCTACGACAAAAATTAGTCGTGCTTTTATTTCTTCGTTTGTGTGTCTGTTGTCTGGTTTCATACGCACTTTCCGCCTGTGCCGTATGGGGGCGCTGGTGTTGTTGGGGTGATTGTTTCGGTTACGCCTCGTAGGGCTTTGTTTTTGGTTGGTGGGCAGTTGAGGCGCTCACGGTCTGCGCAACTACTCAGGGCCAGACAGGTCAGAAGGCTGAGGCAAATTAGCGATTTCTTCATCGGTTAGTTCCCTTTCTGTGGTTTCGCCTGTGATGGCATCGTGGAATGTTCCTTTTGGTTTTGACATGGTTAGCCCTTTCGGTATCCGTAAACGGTGATAGTTCCACCAGTCATGGTGTCACTAGCCTTTGAAAGAACAAAACCTGTAGCAGTAGAGGTAGAAGTGCTGTAGGCGTTAAAACTTGCATGGCCATTGCCTGCTTGAGAAAAAATAGTGCCGTATTTACGCCGTGCCACATTGGGATTAACAATTTCCCAAATAATTACAGTTCCCGTTCCTGCAACGTTATTTACAGAACTAATAAAAGAGGTTTGCGCTGCTGGCCCGTAACCAGTTTGTGTCCCTACAGTCCAAGAGCCAAAAGAACCGCCGACAAAATATGAACTACCCGTAATGCCTGAAAATTGCAAACTATGTGATGCTGTGCCGTTGGTATCTAATACTTCAATCAATATTCGATAACTGTCGTAAGTGCTACTGAAACAGTTGCTTACCGTGACGCTTGTAACGCCAGAGCCAATAGTTGTGCTACTGACATAGACCAGCCCTGAGTTTGCCAGATACGTGTTTGTATCGGCAGCCGTCAGCACCTCACCCGTAGTAAAAGTCTTAATAGCCATAATTAGAATCCTAACTTATTATTGTTTAGTGTGCCGTAAACAGCATCGTTCAAGGTCAAGAACGAATAAGCCTCAGCAGAAGAAAGATACACAGTGCCACGCGCATACTTAGGAGTCACATTAAGAGTGAAACCTTCCAAAATGCAGTTGTACTTAGTGCCTCGCAAAATAACACCAATGCTGGCACCCAAAGTCGTATTGGTTAAACCAGTAATGGCCGTAGCAGACGACTCAGCCTCAGATAAAAACGACACAGACGAAGGCACAGTAGAGGACACAGAGAGGGTGTTTCGGACATAGCCAGCAAGGTTTAATGCTTGGCTTTCGGACACATCATAAGATTGGAAGTCCCTAGTGAAGTTGCCTGTGCCGCTTGTCTGCTGGGCTAAACCCGAAGGCGAAACGGTTACTTTTGTTGCGTAGTTATCGGCCATTGAGCGAAAAGTCACTGCGCTGTAATTAGCTGTTGGTTTAGCTGTAGCCACTGTGCCGTCAGTAAAGTCATATAGATATCCAATGCCCGTAGCTCCAGCCCTGCCAATCCAACCAATCGTAGTTAGCCCAACACCAACAAGGCGAGCCTGTTCTGTGGTCGCCAAAGTTTGTAAAACATTCAGCAAGTTTGTTTTAGTAAAACTTTGCGCCGAACAATAAGACGATGACGCAACAGCATTTAGAGCAACAACGTCAATAGAAGTAGCGTTAGCCGAATTAAAAGCAGCTGTGTAAGTAGCAGTGCTAGCCGACCAACTTACGGTAGTAATGGCACGACCAGCATCAGCAAGCGCATCCTCGCCTTGCACAGTCCACCTATCTTCACTAGCAACAATCCCGTATTCGATAGAACAGTTGGCTACACGGCCGTCATAGATCAGTGTTGAATTGCAATACACATAGATTTGGAAACCAATAGCAGGGGTAACAAACGTGCTTAAATCCCTGCCTGTGACACTAATAGTTGAAGCACGAAAAGGGTCTTGGACACTTTGGCGGCCCATAGATATATCCATTGACTGCACATTTGGTACGGCGCTGCCGTTGATGTAAACAGTCCAAACTTGCGCTGTCATCAGCCGCTCACAGTTATGGGTACTGAACCGTTTTGAAACATGTAAGTACGCAAAGCATCTACTACAGCGTTCGGGTCGCCGCCATTTACGTTAATAGTTACGCCACCACCCATACTGCCCATCTTTGACAATGGGATAACAGCCTCTGGGCCTGCCTCGCCAATCAGGGCAAAAGTAGGGCTAGTGACAATGCCACCGGTAGCCATTGCTTTATAGTCAAGTCCTGCAGGGTTTGCGCCACCAGCTGCACTACCTTCACCACCTAAACGGCCGAGGCTAATTTGCCCTAGCGAGCCAATGTCTTTGCCAGGCTTAATCAAGTTAATGCCCTTAATGACTACGTTAATCATGGTGATAAAAGCGTTAGCCATAAACTCAAAGTTACGCGCCACCTGATTAACGACAGCATTAACTACAGCGCGGAAAGTGTCAAACTTCTTGTAGGCCGTAACAAGTGCAACACCTAAAGCGACAATGCCAGCCGTGATCAGCACAGCAGGGTTAAGCGCCATGGCCGCATTAACCAAAACAACTGCAGCGGCTAAAGCACCAAACGCAACAGCGACAGCAGTAATTAGTGTCGGGTTGTTTTGTGCCCACGTGGCGAACGATTGCAAGACTGGTAAAGCCTTTTCAAGAATGGGTAACAGTGCAGCGCCCACACCTTCTTTGGCTTCACCTAGTGCAACGCCTAAACGCTTCATAGAGCCTGCAGCAGTGTTAGCAGAATCAGTAGCAGCACCGCCAAAAGTGACAGCCATTTCAGCCATGACCTCTTCCATGCTTGCGCCGTCTTTAATCATCTGGCGTAGTTCTGGGGAGAGTTTTGCTAGGGCGGTCATGTTGCCGCCATACGCTTTTTCCATAGCCTTAGTCACAGTCTCAAGACTTATGCCTTTAGCAGCTGCAATGTCCATAGACAAGTTGGCGGCTTTCTGGGCTTCGTCAATGTCCATAGTGGCGCGCACCAGTCCAGCCAGTGCCGGGCGTAGCTCGTCATCTGTTACGCCTTTAAGTTTGCCCTGCTGGGTTATGTAGGACTCGACACCAGCAATTTGTGCATCAGTGGCTGCAGTGGTTTTTTGTAGCTGACGCGCCAGCATCGCCTGTGCTTGCTCATCTTCCATAGCACCCTTGACAGCATCACCGAGGCCAGCAACTAAACCACCAAGCGCTACAGCTGCGTATTTGTTGGCTTTGCCTAGCGCATACTTGGCTTTGGCTTGTGCGCCTTCTAAATCCTTAAAGCCCTTCTCGGCTTCCTTCAATCCCTTAGGGTTAAATTGCGTAACGATTGGTAGGTAAATAGCCATTAGCCAGATGTCCTTGCTTGTAGTGCTCGATTAGCGTCAGCGATTACTTCATCCACGGCTCTCATAATGTCAGCAGTTCCTTGCTCTGCAATAAAAGCGCGTGATCGCCATAAGCCGCGCTGGGGCCTGCCAAAAGTGTTAGTCAGTAGCCGTGAAAAGTCGCTGTTGTTTTTAGACCCTGCCTGGCTGAACATTGCGCCAGCTGCGTTCTTTTGCACCAAAGTAACTAGCGGTGTGATGCCTTGACCACGTGCACGGCCACCCACCATGATTTGCACACCTTTGTCCACAGCGGTTTTGTTGTAGCCCAACCTGCCTTTGTTGCCCCAGCCGCGAATCATGCTCACACCAATTTCTGATGGAAACTGCTTTCGGCCTTCCTCAAGCATTGCCGGACTACTGGCCTTAATCTTTGCTGCAGCCTTAAAGCGCGCTGACTTGTCTAACTTGCTTAGCTCTGACAGTGCCTGTTTCAGGCCTGTAATTTCGGCGCTTGTTTCTAGGCTCATGCTTTGCGGCTTTCGTTTAACAGCTTCACTGTGGTGTTTAGATCAGCAATATCAAACTCTACAGCAGGTGGCCACCAGCCTGTGGCTACTAAGAGACTGGCTAGGGAATGGCGGTAGGTTCCGCTTGGGTAGGGTTTGCCGGATCATTGTCCACCACTTCCAAAGTCACCAATCGGCGTATGAAGTCATCGAGAACTACGGGCACTGTGATGCCAGCAACTTTGGATGACTCGTAAGCCATAAAAGCCAAGTCCTCAATGCTTATGCCTTGCTCACCTATGGTGCTCGACTTGCGCTTGTATTTGCGTTCCCATTGCACAATAACGTACAGACTTGTCGTGACTTCGTACGGGCCTTCGCCCGTGTCCACCTTGAGGGTTAGTTTCATGTCGGGTTCCTTTAGTTAAGGGGTTGTGATATCTCGCGCATAGGTGCCGCCAATAAATGACGCGGTAATCATTGACAGTTCGCCAACAGCGCCAGTAATGGGGGTGTAGTCCACCAGCTGCATGTTGATGATTGTAAACTCAGGGTTAGACGCTGACTCTGTCGTGCCTGATGGCGAAATAACTAACTGTGTAGTACCTGTGCCGAGATTGGCGAACAATGTGGCTTCAACCTCACTAGTGCCATAGCTGAGATACATTTCAAGCTCTACCGATACTGTCTGCAGACCTGGCACAAAACGGTGACCAGTATCGCCAAAGGCTGTGGACTCAAGCGAGTCAACACCAAGTGTGATAGTTGCGCTGCGGCACTGGTCTGTTAAATCGACAGCTGCACCACCAGTGGTAGGCGCAAGGTTTACGGTTGGGTTAGTGAGGTAAGTGCTTGTGGCCACGTTGGTTCTCCTGTGTCAAACGGTGCCGGGTTCCGTATCTGTTTATAGTTCTAGCAGATAATACTACTGCAGTTGTGTATGTCATTGCTTCTGTGCCTGCATCGCCATCTGCAGATCATAGGCAGGGTAAGTAGCGCCGCCTATTTCTAGTGATGACGGTTGGCCTGCCATGATGACAACGCTTGAGCCAAGGACTGTAGCCACGATGCTAAGGATGTTTTCAAGCACATTTTGGGCTGCGGTGCCACTGCCAATAACACGTACTGGGATGGTGACGCGCACGATGTTGCCACCGCCAGCGATTGTTTCAAAACTAGGGGCATCGAGGAAGACACAATTGGGAACGATTTTTGTGGGATCACTGACACAACGGATGCCTGTCACTGCCGTAAGTGTGGCCTTGAGGTCTTGCATAGCCTCGTTCAGAAGCCCTGTAGCAGGCATTAAGCCACCTGTGGGCGGTCTATGCCCAAGAGCTGTTTAATCATCGGTGTCATGGCTGACACGGGCGCTGACCCCATACCGTCAAACGTGGCAAAAGTGTCTTGCACAGAGCCTCGCGCGCGCCACAATGCAGCTGCATACATAAGCGTACCCAGCGTGCAATCGTGGCCCGGCGAAACGCTTAATTGGTCAGCGTACCCGGACTCTTGCCTGCGTCTAAACGCAAAATCGTTAGCCGCGTTTCGAGCCTGCGTAGCAAGCGTGTAATCATCGCTTGGGTTCACAATATCTACGCCGAGATATGTCACCAGCTGCGCAATGCTTATCCATGTGCAATCCTGCGTGTAAGTGACAGTGCCACTCGATGCAATACGGCCAACATCATCACCAGTACAAGCAAAGAGCACTTGGTTAGGGATACTGACATTGCTATTGAATAACAGATCACCTTCTGTGTCTATGCCGATGTACTCATACTTGGGCATGGCATAGACCACAAAGGTGCCGTTAAAGGGTGCACCAACACTGGCAACAGTGATGGATTGGCCCACTTCTATTTCAGTATCGGTCAGTGTTTGTAGCACTGCATAGTTGTCTAGCAGTTGCTTGAAAGTGACTGTGTATGTAGCCATGGCGGCTTACCGCCTTTCGCTTTACGCGATTGTAATTGACTGAATGAAGCTTGACTTAGCAACGAAAGTTGCAAAGTAACCGTAGTAAGAGAACGTGCGGCTCAATGTGCTTGGGTTAGCGATTGACAGAACGCCTTGCTGTGCTTCGTAGATTTCAAAGCCAGGTGCGTAAACAACAAGCATGGTTCCCGATGCGAAGTTGTTATCAACAACAAGTTGAAGGCCCATGACATCCATACCGGTGTACTGCAGGCCACCTACGCGACCAATGCTGTTCTGTCCGATGACACCGTTTGTGGTGTAGCCAAGGATTGGGCGCTTCGAGCCGTCAAGCTGACTGCCCAACTTTTCCCAGACATCTGGTGACACGCACAAGTGGGTTGGGAAGTAGTTGCTGTCCTCGGTGATTTCGCGTGCTGCGTCATACAGAGAGTTGATTAGTGAGGTCGGGTTGTCAGCGGTGACAGTCCATGTCGAGCCTGATGCTGTTTTACCAGCAACCAAGTTGTCAGCTGCAATGTTGTCAGTTGCAATGAGGTACTCACCAGCAAGGTCATTGAGGATGAGGTTCATTGAGGCAGGGTCTGTGAAGTCCATATCCTGCATTGTCAATGTGACCTGACCAGCAACAGTTGTCTTAGTGACTGTGTTGGAAGCAATGACCATGGTTGTAGCAGATACTGCTGAGCCTTCGGTCTGTGTTGCTGCGCTTGTGTGCGTGGTGATTGTTGGCCTGATAAAGGTTTTGCTTGGAGTGTTTGGCATTGAGCGCGCACCGAAAGCTGAGACAACCGGGCGGACAAAATTTAGGTCTTGAAACAGAGGGCCAAGCACGGGGACTGGGAGCAATCCAGGAGTGTCAGTTGTAAGCACATCTCCTGCAGCTGCTTGAAGCGCTGTTTGCTGATCGCGTACTGCTTCCTTAAAGGCTGCATTTACGTTGTTAAACGTGTCGCCACCTGCGTGCATTGCTGCAAGGTATTCGCCTGGTGTTGGCATGGCAAACTTGCGTTTTGGCTGGGCAAAAATTGATGATGCTTCGATGACTTCTGGGGCTGGTGTTTCTGACACTGGGTTCTCCTGTGGTTCGGTAACTTCAGGCTCATCGGGTGCCGTTTCTGTATTATTGCTCAAGTCATCCTCTGATGTGTCCTCTTCCCTTCTTTCTTCTTCCC